CGCACAGGTGATACCCCCAAAGGACATTGTACCAATCACTGTTGTGGCTGCATAAATTTAATCTTCAGGGATTAATCTTGATTACCAGTGGGATCTGGACTTTTTTGAGGCCCCAGAATGGCTGGAACTTCAGATGAGAATCAACTCACTTTTGAGGAATTAAAACAACTGCATGGTGCCAATCATGTCATTGATGACAATGCACTAGTTGAGGTCAAAATAATTTTTGACAAACTTGATGGTGCCATTATAAAGGAGCTGGACGATATGTCAAAAAGGATTGCCAAAAGTGAGTTGAAGGATTACATTGATGATCTTAGTGATGTGAACAGAAAGATCAGATCTCTGCACACTTCTGAATATGTTTCTGAGGGCTCTCAGGAACCAGTGCAGTTGAGCATTAATGAGCTGACTGCAGGCGAAGTGGTGCAGCTGGATCAGGACATTGAAGACATGAGAAAGAAGTCAAACACCGGGAGAGGCACAGGGAATAAGGATAACTGGATTTCTGGGTGTGAAAAAGATCTTGAATTGTTGAAGTCCACAGGCTACTTCGACATGTCCAAAGGAAACCCACAATCTCTGGCCAACTATTGTCTTGAAGCTGGAAGGGAATTGGAGCTAAATCAGGCCTTGGAGGACAGCCTCATCCTCACAGATGAGGACAAGGCTCGTTTTGTCACAGAGAAAAGAGAAGGTTTAGCGGCTGCTAATCATTTCCAGGTTGATCCACTTTTCTTGCTGGCTTTGTTCATGAAAGCTTCTCAACTCACTTGGCAAGATTGTGTGAAATGCATCACCATTCTCAAAACTCTGCTGATGGAAAGACCACTTAGTCTGAAACTGAAAGACCAACTGGGCAAAAAGCCCGGTGGTGTGTTCAGTTTCCTGAACACACTGTATGAAGGCAAATTGGGTCTCTTCGGAAGTCCCTTCATCATGACAAGAGCAAGACTAACCTACTGCCTGTCTGTGATGTATGGAATTCCATCAAGACTGGCAATTTCTGCCTCTAGAGGTGTTCCAAGTTTGATCAAAGACATGTTGAAAATTCGAATCACCAAAAAATTGATAATTTCACCTGATCGTGAAGATTCCACTTGGTATGAGCATGGATGTCACAGAGTTTTCACTACTCCAGATCCCGAAGATGTGTGGAAGAACAGAACTGCAGTTGTGAAAAACGGGCTTTCCACAGTAGTGATCAACACCAAGGCTGATCTGAGGTCAGTTAAGGAAGTGGCAGCAGCTCCTAAGTCTTCTGTTAGGAGAAGTCCCGAGAATAAACAGACCATTGCTAAAACTTCATCACACCTTCCGATTGACACTTTCTTGGTGAGAAAAACCCCTGAGAGTCAGAGCAGTGGTCCTTTCTGGGTGATTGACGTCGAGGGTGAAGCAAAGTCTCCAGTGGAGATCTGCATCATGAAGTTTGATCCGGAGATTGGAGGAAAAGGCGGTATAAAAGATCGTTTCTTCCGCCAGATTAAGAGCAACATTGGTGATTCAAGCTTCACTCATGGGCTCAATAAATCCAAAAGCAGGGATGATGTTGATTGGGCTGATGACATGAGAGAATTCTGGGTGAAAGTTCACGGTAATGTGTACTGCAAGGGGTCCAGAGACATTAAAGACTTTCTGGACAACCTTGGTCTGAGTGGAACCATCTTGGACCTAGAGGGAATTCACAAAAGTTGGGATGATATTAATAAGACACAGTACGCTTGTATTTTGGATTTGGAAAGCACACAAGTTTGCTCCAGGAAAGACATCCATGATAAACTGCCTCAGAAGCAAAATGGAGACATCAACAAAAAGCATCTTCCTCATTGCGCTGAGGTAGACTGCCTTCATCTGATTTGCATGGCCATGGGGAAAGTGCCAGATGAATTCATCAAAACGTAGACCCCAAAGTGGATCTCCCGGAGGAGGAGAGGGCAACCTCTCCTCCTCCGGGAGATCCGCGCGTGCAGTACTCTGTGGCAGATGACTCTGGTTGGGGTGAACCTCCGTGCG